GAAAACTCCGCCATCGCTTGCACCTTTATCAATGCGCACAACTGGAGTTGGAATTCCTAACCCGCGAAAGCCACGTTCAAGAATGAAAGTTGAATCATCAAAAACTAGCTTGTCGCCGTTTTCGCCCGTCAATGAAATTTCAATGTTTACCAAGATGCCACCGTTTTCGCGCGTTTCATAGCCATGAACAAAGCTTGCTCCGAGTCAAGCGACTGGTTTGGAGCTGCATAATAATTGATAGTTTTACCGCTTCCGCCGTTGCCGTCAAGTCCCATCATTCGCTCAAAGTCTTTTAGCGGAGTAACAACTTCCGGGCCGGCTTCACCAATTAGCGCCGTTGTTGGAGAGTTGACAAAACCACCTTTAGCCAGGCGAGGAATTTTTGGAATGTTGAAACCAATAGTTTGCCCACCAATTAGAGGAACCCAATCAGGAACCTTGATTTGGATCTTGTTCAAACCGTCGATCATGCCATTGATTAGATCAATGATTGCGTTTACTGGTCCGCGGATAATGCTAACAATTCCGTCAAACGTGTCTTTTATGAACTTGCCAATTCCGCCAAAAACATTAGAAACAGTTTTGCCGACAGCTTCAAAAGCGCCAACTACCCATTTGATAACTGGATCAATGATGTTTTTCCAAAGCCAATTGAACACTGCGCCAATAAGTTCAAACACTGGTTTGATCGCCGTGTTGTAAAGCCATTCAAAAACTTTAGCTAAAACAGCGAACGCGATAAGCCAAAGCGTAATAATTGGGTTGATCCAATAGTCCCAAAGGATCTTGAAAGCTGCACCAATAAAATCAAACACAGGTTTCAACATTCCCCAAAGCCATTCCCAAGCTGCAGAAACCGCGTCAACCATAACTTTCCACATGTCTTGGAACCAGGTTGTTTGAGTTGCAATTAGAACAATTGCTGCAACAACTGCCATGATGCCGAGAATGATCCAAGTAATTGGAGAAGCTAGCCAAGCCATGTTCTCCGCCCACTTAGCCGCTGCAGATCCGACGGTTGCAATTTGCAAAATTCCCATTACGACGGCAAGACCTTGGATCAGTCCTATAAGTCCAGAAACAAAACTGAAAGCTGCCCAAGCAGCAACAAACGATGCAACCGTTATTGCTAAAGGACCTAACCATTTGCTGTTGTCCTGTATCCAAGCGCCAAAGTTTTCAAGGGCCGGAATAACGCTGTTTGTGATGTAGTCGGCAACGGTGTTGAAAATCGGCATTAGCTTTTGTCCAACGGTTTCAACCAGATCGTCCCATTTGACTTTCATTTTTTCGCCGGCCGTTGCGGAAGCTGCTGCTGTTCCACCGACTTGAGTTTCAAGTTCTTTCATGATCAAAGCTTGAGCACCGGCAACGTCGCCAGCTTCGACCATTCCCTTGATCATGTCTTTTTGATCAGTCGTAAACTGAACACCAACGCGAGAAAGAGACGCAAGTCCCTTCACAGGATCATTCAAAGCTTTACCCAAAAGCACAGCTTTATCCGAAGCAGATCCGCCGAACACGGCAGCCATGTCTTGAGCAACAACGGTCGCACGGTCAAACATTCCGCCAGCTTCACCAGCTGAAGCCGCCAGGTTTTTGAAAGTCAAAAGTTTAGCTTGAGCGCCTTTGATAATTTCGTCATCAGTTCCAGTGATTCCCATTTGCGCAGTTGCAAAATCTTTTAGACGATCCGTGACAACAGTAGTTTCAGATCCGAAAATTCCCATCGACTCAGCAACCTTGCCAAGAACGGCATCAACCTTTTGAGCTTCAATTGCTCCTTGATACATGTCGCCAACAAATCGACCAATTCCCATGATTGAGAAACCCGCAGCTAACGGTCCAAGAAGTCCCTTGATCTTAGATCCAAAACCTTTTTTGACGCCTTCGCCAAGTCCTTCTCCACCCTTTGCACCTTGGGCCGGAAGTCCAGTTTTTAGATAACTTTCAAGCTCCTGAGTTCCAGGAACAATGTTCACAAACGCCGTTGCGAGTGCACTGCTTGCCATTAGTTTTCCTTAGGGTTCATTTGCTCGAGTCTTGACAAAATCATTTTTCGAGATTGCGGCTTGTTAGATCCAATTTTCTGCGTGCCATTTTCGGGCCACGGAACAGGATACGGTTTTGGTTTCTGCTTGGAATTGATCCGAGCTGTCAAATCGTAAGCGTGTGCTTGAAGTATCCACTCACGTGAAACAGGGTTTTTCCATTTGCTCCTGGCGGCTTGTAACCAGGAAGAAGGATCTTTGAGAAGTATTGAAACCAAATGTATTGCTTCCAGATACGAAACGGTTCGTCCAATTTCTTCATAAGACAAGTTGAAACGACTTCTAAAATCGTAAGCAACTTCAGCCGGATGCTCCTCGATTAGCTCAAGGAGCTTGAAGATTCCCCCAATGGTGCGCCTTTGGTCCAACCTTCTAGCCAAACGCCAAACTCGGTGATTGACATTTTGTCCAAAGCAAGAATTGCTGGCGAGTCTACGCCCAAAGCTTCTTCCAGGATCGTGAACGCTTTGTCCATGTCGTCATTGCCTTTGCGTGCTTTTCTAAGTGCGCCGGCCGGAATGTTTGCGAATTCGGGAATTTCGAATTCAACTTCGTCAACAGTAAATTTGTAACTCATGCGGTTCTCTTTCGTTAGGTGTAGCGATTTTGTGAGCGGTGATTGTGTAAAAACCGAGAAGGAGGGCGACCGCTCAACCCTCCTCCTCGGAGCTTTTTACTCGAACTCGCTGAAGAAGATGTCAGCGACGCGACCATCGGCAGCGTAAGCCGTTACGGTCATGCCGTATCCAAGAGCTTCACCGTTGACAATGGTTTGAGCTTCGACGGTGAGGATCTCACCAGATGGAACATAGTGGCGAATTGCCTTTGCTCCGTCAACTACGTCGATGACAAACGACTTGCGTCCGCCGGTTGCAGTTGGGTTGAGTTCTAGCTTGCCGTCAACCAGGCTGCCACCGAAGTAAGCTTCAATTGCGTCTTGAGTAGTTTCGAGAAGCATGAACTTGTAAGTAACAGTTCCTTCGGTTACAACCTCGCGAACCAAGTCAGCATTCTGCCAAGCACGGATCTGGTTGGTTGAACGGTCGGTTGCAAACTCAACGCCGTCAGCGGAAACGTAACCGAGATCCGTGAAGCCCGTAAGAGTTGCAGTTGACGAGGTTGGTGCAGTTGCAGTTGTTGGGCCGACGTATACCTTGCCAGTAATACCAACGACCACGTTTTCGGCAGTGAGTGCCATAGTGTTTCTCCTTTTGAAAAGGTCCAGGACGTCGTCCCAGGTTTTCCCCGTGCCGAGTTGCACGGAAGTTTTTTAGTCTGTAAAAGCTTTCACGACAAGATCCGCAGACAGACTTCTTTTTTCTTGCAAACCTTCTTCAGCTAAACGAATCGGGCCGGAAACTATGTCGACGCGTTTTATTGAATCAGTGAATTCTGGAGCTTGACGCAGATACATTTCAACGGATCTGGAAAGATTTGAAGCTTCCGAATAATCTTCGGCATAAATCTCGAGAACAACTCCGTAAAACCTGGTTACTGGAGTTTTATCGCCAGACGGTGAAACTGTCAAAACTAGCTGATTGGCAACTGCGTCAGGATCGTCGGCGGGAAGCTTCTTAGTTGAAACGTTTACGCTTGTTCCAAGCTTGTCAACAAAAAATTCAACAAGTTCTTTTTCAACGTCTTTGTAATAGATCCAACTAGTCATGTCAACCTCGTTTAGTAAATTTGTAAAGTGCAGCTCGGAGGTGATCCACTCCGTCACGTTTCATCGTGTAAAACATTGCTCGCAGAGACATGTTTATGTCGGCGTTTGAAACAACGTTCACGCGTGGACGTCTTCCGCCACGTCCTTCCCAAACAACAGAAAAGCCAGCTTCGGCATAACCATCAATTGTTCCGCCAGGTCCGTTCTGCGCCGATTGAGCTGTTGATTGAGCTTCGGCAGCCACTAGTCTGGCAACACCAACCAGCTCGTCGCGAATGTATTTGTTTTGAGTAACAAATTCTCCAAGAGCTTTTTCGTCAATGACAATTTTTATTTTGCTAGCCACGGCGGCGACGGACTTTCACAACAACTCCGGCCGGCGATGCAGGGAACGGTGAGATCCATTCAAGTGCGTCTCCGTCTTTTACCCATTCAGTTCCACGGATCAAGAATCGATCTCCGTCCTGGATCTCTGTTCCGTTTGGCAGATACAAAGTAACGGTTGCATCGATTGCGTCTCTTGTCGGGTCAACAGGTTCGGAAGTTCCGCCAATTGCTAACAAAGCATCTTTGACGGTAATGGTTGCTACTGAATAAGTAGAGTTTCCCCAATCGTCTTTTGAAGTGCCTGTTCGTCTTTTGATGACGATAGTTTCGCCGCCGCGGATAAAGCTCATTTGCTAAATACCTTCTTCAGGAAATACTCCGATAGTTTCTATCGATCCAAGCTGACTTTCGGTAAAGCGAACAACACCAATGATTGTTGCGTCTGGTGCAAGATCCACTTCGAAAGCTTTTCCTCGAACCTTTGGAGAAAGCATTTCTTCCTCTTCTTCACTTAGCCAAATGCCAAGATTAGCGTTTCCGTAATTTCTTGCTTGACCAAACGGGCCGGTTGTTTGCTGCCAGTAAGTCAAACCTTCAGGGTTACGAAGTTGACGGGTAACCATTCGAACAACTACAAAAATCACTGCGTCAATTGAGAGACGATCGTCATCGATACGTTCTTGAATTAGCGGATACTTGCTGAGGATCACGATTTCAGCGTCGGCGATTAGCTGCGCAATAAGCTCCGTGTCATCTGGAACGCCTGGACCGATCCAACGATCAAGAACATTTTGAGGTGTGGTCCAACTCATCGAGCGCCTTTCATAAATTTGTGGAGAGAGGAAGCGACTTCAAAGAGAGGTCGCTTCCTCTCAATTGCTAGATTTAGCTAGCTGGGAGGTAAGTCTGAACGGCAGTTGCGCGAAGAACCTTCGCACCGTAAACGTTCAATGAACGAACGAAGTCAGCAAAAGCTAGCTCCATACGTCCCGACTCAACCTTGTCAAGCTGTCCAACAAAACCAACCGAAGGACCGTGGTAAGCAATTGCTGCTGGACGGTTCGAGGTGTGGGTTAGTAGTGGGTGCTCAATTACCTGGAAGCCAAGAAGGTTTCCAAGAACACCGTTGCGAAGCTCGCCATCGGTTGCACCGTAAGCGGAAGTCATCTTCGATCCTTCAGCAAGAAGAAGCGAAGCGAACTCTGGAGAAACAACAAGGTAACGGTCCGATGCTGGAACCTTTGCCTTACCAAGTGCCTGACGAAGAGCAACAACAGCAGCAAACGCGTGCGCTGGAGTGGTGATTGCGCCAGTGCCGGCCGAGGTGCCGTTGGTCTTCATCAGACCAAGAATGTAAGACTCAGCGTCTTCAGCAAGTGCCTTGCCAGCGTCGCGGGTTACAGGTTCAAATGAACCGGCAGCCTGAACGCGATCCACGTCATCAACCTTGAACGAAATTGCTTTCATCTGGTCAATGCTTAGCGACTGGGTTGAGTCGCTTAGCGCGTCAATGGTCAGGGTTCGGCTTGAGCTGTAGTCCTGAACTGACGGAGTAGTGATGCCGGTAATCTTGACGATGTTGCCGTTAGCAATTTCGCCTTCATACTGACGGTTT